CGAATTCATCCCGATAGAGACGATAGTGCTCATTTGCGAGATCAAGATAGCGTCCATTACTCTGTCCGAGAGAGCTGTGAAAATCGCGGAATATGAGATAGAGGCTGAGATGACGATGAGACTCAAAAAAACTCTCAGGAGTCATCATGAGATATTCGTATCCCATTCCTCTATTGCGTATGCGTCTCAGGAGTTGGAACCATGCGTCATCTATGTACTGCTGATAGCTCGATAGTGAGGACGGCCTAAGATTCTCCAAATCCGAATACGTTGCCGTCAGATCAATGTCTGAGACGACAGGATAAAGTCTGCGACGGACGAGAGCTGCCATCCTTCTGAATAGATACTCCTCTCCGTCGATCTCAAGTGTCCACTCTTGGACATATCCCTCACCTAGATCCAAAGTAGCAGCGAGCTGTTCGGCCGTGTGCGTATATGATACTGTCCCACTAACCGCGATTGTTGCCGATGCTCCTGAGATGAGATCTGCTCCGGTTGGTTTGGTGATCGTATACGTCGCTGACGTTGGCACGAGCTGAGAGCCATCGCGATAGACCTTGATCTCAGTAGTCTGAGACCTGCCTCTCTCAAGTAGCTCAATAGCTCGGATTTGTGCTGCGTATGGAGTAGATGAGGACATCTGTCAGCCTATAAAAAGAGTTTCCAAGCAGAGCCGTCACAGCATACCATACAACCCTCTCCGAGAGAGAGAACCTTGACAGTGTTTGCTGCTGCGTCTTTTACTGTGAAGGAGTTGCCTTGACAGTTGATGACAAACATAGCTCCGTCCTTTTCCTCGGGCAAAGTCACGACAAGACCGCCAGATTGAGCGTCAAGACGTTGATACTGTGCATCTTTATAGGTAAGAGTATGATTGACAGAGATCTGCTGTATGTTTACTCCTCCAGGTTGTACGATGTGACGAGCTATTTTATATTCTGCCTTGTCTGTAAATGCCATGACTGACTCCTATTGATTTTTTTTGTTTTCGGCTCTCGTGATATGCTTGACTACCATATCGCGAGCTTGTTGATGTGAGATGTTGGATTGCTGAGCGACTCTCTGAGCGATCCTGTCAATCGCGGCTCTTTTGTTATCTGAGCTCATACGCAGCTCCTCCTAATTTGTCGACTCGCTCAATGGCCTTTTTTGTCAGGTTGAGCTCCTCTTGCTTTGACTTGAGTCTCGTTGCTACTTCGGGAATATGCTGATCTCTCTCTAGTCTGCTCATTGCTCTATTCATTGAGATGAGTCTGAGAGACGCGATTTGAGGATGAGGAGGATTGAGAGCTCCGGATGCAACGAGCTCGCGTCTCCATTCGTCGTAGGACTCCTGATCGAAGTGCTCGATCATGCGTCTGCCGATCTGCTCAAGTCGAATCCATTTTGATGTGTGATAATTGCCTTTGTGAGCAGGATATACTCTGAGATAATCATGACGAGCAGGATCAAGTATTGTCCATCCTTTGTCCTGGAGATTCGTTCTCATGATTGAGGAGTCGATACGATTGCCGATAGCTCTCGTGCCGTTGACTCCTGGAGTCTCACCGATTGAGGACAAAACAGGGAGGAGCATCGGGATGCTGCTCTTTTTCTTTTTTCCGTCCTCTGTCATAGTGTATCCCTCGAATACTTTGAGCTCCCAATTCTCCGGATTATGAGCGAAGAAAAAGCGAGCATTAGATGCCTTGGGTATCCGAGTCTGTACTTCGGATTTTTGCTCCCAAGGCTGAGCGAATTTGCTGTAGTCTGTCATTGTAGTCTCCTATTGATAAAAAGAGTCAGGAGACCGCAAAATCCGGAGACTACAGAGATGATAGATCCTGCAGACTCCTGACAAAGCGATCTACTAACGAACTGAGAGAAGCTTAACGCCTCTAGCATCCTCGATAACACCAAGACCAAGATACGCATGGCCTACAATGTAGGTGCTTGCACTCATTGGCTTACGGTCAAATTCTACGACGATCTTGCCCATAGACATGAAATCCTTAGAGCCTTGAAGAGCTGCAGGAATACCGTCCACATAGCCGAGAGCCATCGGAGAGATCATGAAGTTATCATAACCTGCAGATCCGTTTTCGTTGACGTGTTTTGAGCGATATACATCTACACCGAAGAGATTGCCTGCGTAGTTTTCACCCTTAGCTGCGAGCATGTCCATAGAGGATTGCATACGGCTCACTGCATTACCTGTCTCATTACGAAGAGAATCTTGTAGCTCGGTCAATGCTTTAGGAGCGAGTACTGCAGCATAAGGTCCAGGAGCGCCAGCTCCGGAAGCAGCTTGCTCGAGAGCAAAAATACCGTCAAAAAAGTCGTCTACGCTGAGAGATGTAGAGTTAGATCCTGCTGTTGAGGAGAAGTTTGCAGCTGCGAGTCCTGTGAGCTCGGCAAAACGAGTCTCATAAGATCCTGCAATGCTCTGAGCAATGCGGAATGGATCGATATCCATAGAGCCGTATCCGGTCATGGATGCAAGGTCGTCAATATGATAGATGATGTACTGACGAGCAGCAACAAGATCAGCAGTCTGTACTGTCAATGCAGTAGCATTCGCAGACTCATCGGAGATCTCGGAAGTAGCTGCAGCCATGCTGTCGTATCCGTCAAGGCCGGCAAGACGTACGCGTACGGTATCACTGCCGAGGCCGTTGATGCTGCCTTGATAGCTCAAAAGAGCAGTATTGCGGAGGTTAGCGTTATCTTTGAGGAGGAGGTTAATCTCTTGAGAGATCATTGCAGCGAGTCTCAGATTGCCAACAAGACCGCCAGATGAGGATACATTGTCAAATGTAATCGGATTAGATGTAGCCATTTTAGGCTCCTATAGTTAGGGGTTAGGTTTTTTTGCTTTATGGGCTCTTCAGCTTTTACCGGAGCGACCGTACCCTGCTATATTCTATCCTATTATAGCATAAAAAACAGGAGTGCAACAATGATCGATATTTTTGCTCGTTGGGTTGATGGCAAGCTCGTCTGTGAACCCAAAAAAAGACGAGGAATGAGCAAGGGAGAGTATCTGCGAGCTCTGCATGCCTGTCAGGAGATGAACGAAGATCAGGACGTAAAAAAGCCCGATCAGAGCGAGTCCGATCGGGCTGAGTGCACAGAGCGAGAGAGTATTAGTACCAATACCAAATGATCAATGCGTCAGCGTCTGTCAATGCGGCTCCAAATGTCAGACGAGCAACACCGGCAGCTCCTCCGTTAGCAGATACTGAGTATTCGTCATTGTCTGCAGGAGTGTCTCCGAGTGCTGTCATATTGCGGAGATTGAGACCGTTTTTAAATACAAGTACGGAGTTGATACTGTTGCTTGGCAGAGTCTGAGCAAGATCGATAGTAGTTGTTGAGCTACCGGAGATCTGAGCTCCTTCCTGAGCAAAAGTGATGCCGAGTTTTGCAGCAGTCACAGAGGAGGAGGCGAGTTTTGCAGCAGTCACACCACCATCGGCGAGAGCAGTAGTACCAACGGCACCGGAGGCAATCTTGACAGATGTAACTGCAGCAGAGGCAATCTTGTCAGAGGATACTGCAGATGTCGCGATTTTGGCAGTAGTTACGGCTCCGTCTACGAGCTCGGCAGTGTCTACGGCATTGTCTGCCAGTTTTGCATTGGTGACAGCATCGTCTGCGAGTTTGGAGGAGTCGATTGCTGTAGCTGCGATTTTTGCAGATGAGACGGCTCCGTCTGCGATTTTGGCAGTAGTGACGGCAGAGTCTGCGATTTTTACAGTAGATACTGCGTCAGATGCGAGAGCAGCAGATCCTACGGAGCCATCAATGAGCTCGTCAGCACCTACGGAGTCATCGGCCATCTTTACATTGGAGATAGATCCATTTGCGATTTTGGTAGATGTGACAGCATCATCTGCGAGTTTGGCTGTAGTGACAGCTCCGTCTGCGAGTTTGGCTGTAACTACTCCTCCGTCTGCGATAGAGATGTCGTCTCCGCTGATTGTCAATCCTCCGGACGCAGTAACAGATCCGAGGCCTGAGAATCGTTGAAACTCAATATTATCGACTCCGAGAGAAGGAGGAGCATCATTGATACATACAAATCCCTGATTGTCGTAGGTATTACCCTCGAGCGCGAACAAAAAAGCACCGGGGAAATCTGCAGAGGCATCCATGTCAGCAGTGCGGGACATTGCGGATCCTGAGCCTGCGAACTCGTATACACCATTTTGTTTTTTATCGGTTTGGTTGAAAAGAAGGACGCGATCATCTGCAGAGAGTGTCACTCCGTCGATTGCGGCAGGAGCAGAGCTGATGTCTACGTTTCCAGGAGCAGCGACTCTCACGTTTTCTTTGATGCTGAGACCTGCAGCAACACTGTCGACGTAGCTTTTATTAGCAGCGTCTGAAGAGTTGCTCGGAGTACCGACTTGCAAAGTACCGGAGGAGAAGTCAAATGTGCCTGTCAGATCCATTTTTGCAGCAGTAACAGCAGAGGCTCCGAGTTTTGCACTAGTGACGGCTCCGTCATTGAGTTTTGATGTGATGACAGCAGCGTCCAAAATGTTGGAGGACTGTACTGCGTCTGTTCCGATTTTGGCATTGGTGACAGATGCTGCTGCGAGTTTGCTAGTGCCTACGGCTCCGTCAAGGATTTTGGCACTGGTGACGGCATCGTCTACGATTTTTGCTGTCTCTACTGCGTCACTCGCGAGTTTTGCAGCAGTAACGGCAGCATCATTGAGAGCTGCTGTCAATACGGCAGAGGATCCGAGTTTGCCGGATGTAATAGCTCCGTCAAGGATTTTTACTGATGTGACGGCATCTGATGCGATTTTGGCAGCAATGACCGCATTATCGGATAGCTGACCGCTCTTAATTTGAACTGAACCCATGGGTTAGACTCCTATATATAGTTTTTTGGTGAAAAATGCATTTTTGTAGTCTCCGGATATAGATCGTTATGATGCCTGAGCGATATAGTCGACTGTCACATAATCTCCGACTGCAGGAGTGAAATTTGTCGTGAATGTCGTGCTGTTGTACTCGTCAAATGTCTCGCCCTCGACCTGTCGGATACCATTATAGTATACTCTGAGAGATCCTGCCTGATATTCTTCCGGGATCGTAAAGCTCGTATTTGAGCCGTTAACCTGAGACGTGAGATCGGCCTGCTTCATGTCTCCTCCTCCTGCTCCTGACTCATTGATAAAAAAAGCAAATCGAAAAGCCATGGCATCATAACTCCTCAAGAATGATAGAGACCTCTGCATTACCGCTCTTGGATGCAACAAAAATAGAGTCCGGTCTATTCTTGCCTCGTCCGAGTCTGAGTACGACATAATTGCTCTGTGGCACTGTCATTTTGTTGCTCGGCACAGCTCCTCCGTCTGTGGCTCCATTACGACAGACATAGAGCTCCTTTCCTTGGGCTCCGAGAGAGATCTGAGTTGCTGCAGATGGCAAGAGGATCTCTGTTGTTGTGGTATCCGTTGCTGTAAAATTATAAAAAGCCGGATACTGATTTAAGCTGCGTAGATCTTCGCTCATGACTGTCTCCGATTGCGATTTTGCCATGCTGCTCGCACTTTGTCTCTATTGGCTGCATAAAAGTCTGGATCTTTGAGTGCTCTCTCCAAAAAGCCCGGAGAATCGGGAGCAGGGATTGCTCCGACATTTGCACGAGGAGGAGGAGTCTGCTGCTGTTGAGTGTACTCTCCTAAAGACTGTATTTGTGAGAGCGTAGATGCCTCCTGAGGAGCTTCTTTTTGTTGTGGTGGTGTGTCTGCCTCTGCGATCATCTTGAGAGCCTGCAAATGAGGACGGATTGTGATCGGAGCATTCTCGGGATTTGTAACCTGCTGATCAAGCCATTCTGAGAGAGTCTGTCTATCTCCGTCTGTTTTGCCTTTTTGTGCTCTCTCAAAACTCCATTCGATTGCCTCAATCAAGTCTGGATCTGTCAGACCATGCTTTGAGATACTTTGATAGCGATCAAAACGCTGCTCGGAGTGTTGGAGTCTTGTCTGCATCTCTGCGAGCTGCTGATTGAGGATGTCGACTGAGCTCATTGCTTTTTCTGCTTTTTCAAGTCTCTTCTCTGCCTCCTCAAGTGCCTGCTCTGCAGATGTTGCTCTGCTCGCGACTTTGCCTATACGTTCTTTAATGATGTTTTCCATCTCTGATTTGAGGACGTATGTACGTCCGTCTTGCTCTATCTCTGTCATTTTGTCTCCTATGGTTAGATTGAGTATTGAGCTCTCTCTTGTCGTATACGCTCAAGTTGTTGCTTTGCCTCTATCGGATCAAGATCCGGATTGAGCATTTGCATAGCGTCTACTGGAGAGATGAGGCCTGCTGTCAGCTTTTGGATGATGTCCTCTCGCTGAGCTCGCATCTCCTCCGGAGAGAGTCCGAGAGGAGTATATACGACTCTGTATCCTGACTCCGGGAGAGATGCACCTAAAAAACGATTGCATAGCATAGCACATTTGGCGAGCATCTCCTCATCTGCTCTCCTGAAAACAGGAGCATATCTGCGCTGTGCTTCTCTCTGTCCATCACGAGAGATTGAGAGTGCATATCCTGATCTTGGATCTCCGGATTGTCTGAGCACTTCGGAGGAGATGCCTGCTGCCGTTGCTACTCTGTACTCATATTTTGAGATGCTGTCCAGGAGCTGAGATGGATCTGCGTATGTAAAAGAGCCGATCAGAGGCTGTCCCTGCATATCGGGCTCAGTCTGAAACATAAGGATGCTGCTCGGATCTGTGCTGATTGCTGATCTGCGTCCTGTCAAGTCTCCTTCGAGCTGAGAGAGTCCGGAGAGATGCAATCCTGCGACATACTTCTGAGGCCATGAGTTATCCCTGACGCAATGGACGTAGAATGAGAATAGTACGGCAGCAGTGAGAGATCCGTATGCAAGCTGAGCAGCGTCAAAAGCGTTAAAGAGCTGTCCTGTTTTTTCAGCGTGATACAATACGACAGGCAAATAGGGGACTCCTTCGCGACTGCGATATGGATAGTATTCTCCTCTCATTGCCTCGTGTCCCATATACATCTCTGACACATCGGCTCCTATGTCTCCGGTAGGAGTAGCCTCAAACATGCCAAAAATCGGGTCATTGGGATTGCGTATGTCGAGTATGTCCCATACCCAAATAGGCTCTCCTGTCTCGGGATGCATCCTGAGTCTGAGCTCCTGGTAATAGAGAGGGATGTCCGGAGCATCCTCGGAGGCAGCAGCGATCACAAAGTCAGGAGTAACTGCTCGGAATGACAGACCTGGGACTCGTGCAATCTCTCCTGGTACATGAGGAGCAACGTCGACGCGTACAAACATCTCTCTAATGCCGAGCGTCATCTGTTGTACTTTTTGCATGAGTTGAAAAAATCCTGCTTTGCTGACATATCCGTCTCGTCCGATGAGAGCAGAGATGTCTCCGTCTCCTGTGACATTTGGCTCAGAATGATATAGCATTGCGAGCTGACGAGTGACTTGCTCAATAGCACAAGATGAGAGATCAGAAGGTCCGAGAGCCTCACGTCTGTCCGTTGGCAAATGTCGGAGGAGCTCATCCTCAAGATCCTGCTCCCATAGTCCTGTCAGGAGTCTGCGTCTGAGTGCAGAGTGCTCCCATCTGCGCTCCTCTACTGTATTCGGAGCCTGCGGTTTAGGAGGTACGTTGTTCATATTTATCATTAGTACACCAATATTTTTTGTGGGATGTTTGGTCTATAGTCCAGGATCGGAAGTAGTCCATATCTGAGCGCGTCGACTGCATGGCCGTATTGATCGCGGCTCCTCGCTGATTGAGTCTGTTTCATAGTCCAGCTCTGAATCGATTTGATAGTCTGAGTGCATTCCGGTCTAATCCAAAAGTGTCTGCGACTCATGATCGCATGCAATATACTAGCACCAAAATAGACCGAGTGTCTCCCTTTTCTAGCGCGTCGCACAGTAAAGGGGAGGCCTCTCGGAGGATAGCCGAGGATGTTCTCGAATGCTCTCATGAGGAGGATATTAGACATTTTGTACTGATCGCGTCCTCTGTGCTCTCCGTCTCCTGTCCATATTGCGAGATTCGGATCGACTCCGTAGCGTTTTAATAGCTCAAGTATAGCCTGAGCATGATGCTCCGGAGGAGCTTGTCCAGATGTATACTCGCCGAGCACGAAGATTCTCGGATTTTGTGCGTCTCTCATGTCTACGCAGGAGAGGATTGCGACTTGAGATCCAGGATTTGATCCATGGTCTATTCCTACGCAAAAACGATAGTCTCCTCCTCTCGGCACTGGCTGAGACGAGATCATATCCTCGCTAAAGTTTTCAAAGACCGCACCGATCGGAGCAACGTCAAAAGATCCATTTATACGAGCTTCTCTATCATATGGGAGATAGGCCTCTGTGATTTTGTCGATCTGCTCTTGGCTCAGGAGATAGCCGAGAGGCAGTCCTATCGGAGTTGTAGCCTCTACTGTGAGAGGAGCCCGATGAGCAGAGATGAGTCCGCGCTCAATCATCTCTTTGATGTATGTCACGTCTACTCCTCCGACGGGAGTCAAGCTGATGGCTACTGTCCCTCTCTTGCCTCCTGCTCCTCCTCGGCTTGTACGAGCTACGAGCTCGTTAAATGTCTGCTGATCGACAGGCTCATCTATGCAGACGAGATTTGCCGTAGCAGATGCGAGTCCGAGTCCCTGTCCTGCTGTTTTGATGCGTATAATAGAGCCGTTGCGAAACTTGACGAGAGGAGCGAGTCCTCGGAATCCCTTGCCTCTGATAAACTCGCAGCTCGGATCAAGCTCGTCTTTTGGGATCATGTCATAGAGCTTCTGCTGTATCGTCCGAGATTGCTCATGAGAGTGTGTGATGAGCCATGCCTCTATCGGAGGAGGATCGGTCCTGTAGTGAGGATGTCTGCCGAGGCAATGATACAGGAGTAATGCACATGTCGCGAGCGTTTTCCCGACTTGATTGCCGCCAATGAGAGCTTTGATCGGACTCTCATCTTTGAGATATGCCTGTTGTGGAGGAGTCGCACAGAAGTATCTGAGAGGATCATGATCCGCTTTTTTCCTGAGCCAGGCTATCCTCTGAGCCATGCCGCATAGACTCATTTGCGTCTCCAAAAGAGCTCATGACATAGAGATCCGGACTGACCTTGATCTTTGCAGTACTCAATCATGCTAATCGTGTTTTGGATGTTGCTGATCTCTTCGCATTGTTTGCCTCCTGTCTGAGAGTCGATCCCTCTTGAGTATACGAGGCACGTCATCTCTCTGCAGAGGAGCATACCCTGTTTTGATGCTGTATTTTCCGGAGTGCAAAGCTCTTTTACTACGTCTAAGTCTGTGAGCTGTTTAATTACTTCCTGCTGTCCCTGACTCGTTTTGTCCTCTGTCTGAGGAGGCCTATCTAATACTTTTGTGCCTCCGATACCGATCAGGACTCCGACGAGCCCGGCTAAGATGATCTCTACCATTTTGATATGTTCCTCTCGTTGATTCTTTGTGTGCATTCTATGAGCTCCTGTGCGCTGAGATCAAATACAAATATCAGGTCAGCCTCCTGGAGGATGTCGTCTTTGATCACTGCTGCGATCAAGTCATCCATTTGAGCCTCTGAGATCCTTTGTCTGTAGATTGCTATGTAATTTCGCAATGTAACTCTATCCCTGTCTAGCGTCATCATGAGAGCAGTAACCTCGGCATTCTGTCTCTGTACTCTGTCCATACTGTAAAGGATCTGTCCCTCAATGCTGTCTAAGTCTAAGTCGCATTTTTTCATATCGCGTCCTCAAATAGGGAGAGCTGTGCATTCTCTGTCATGTACTCCTCCTGGGCCCAATTGAGACGGCCTCTGATAATAGGCAGATAGTCCGGAGTGATCTCAATGCCGATAAACTCATAACCCTCGAGTATTGCCGCGCATCCTGTTGTCCCCGATCCGCAAAACGTGTCCAGGATCACAGAGCCTTTTT